GCCAGTGGAAACCGTTAATGAGCGTAATGCTCACTACAAGCGAAAGACTGATCAACAGACTCAAGCTTGGGAAGAGGATCCGCTGAGAGAACAACATCCTAGTATGCCTATCAATGTCGATAGGCAGAGTAACGTGACCTTCGGTGGAGGATCTAAAAAGTCCAGAAGCTAGGTTACAAAAATAAGGAGAAACAAAAATGGCAAATCAATCTGGATATTTCGGATTTAAGCCCGTTAAAATGCTAGGTCAAGCTTACAATGGTCAAGGCCAGAGTGAGTACACAATTGGCAATAACGAGGCATCCGCTATATTTCAAGGCGACCCAGTAATTTTGGTCGCTAATGGTGCTATTGATGTCGGATCCACAAAAGGTGCTGAACTAATTGGTATTTTTAATGGTTGCTTTTACACAGACCCAACAACTGGTAAGCCAACATTTTCAAATCACTATCCAGGCGGCATCGCAGCGGATGATATCGTAGCTAACGTCATTGACGATCCCGATGTAATATTCGAGGTCAAATGTGACGATAACAACGCGGGTCAAGCACAAGTAGGTATTAACTGTAACATCGCAACATACAGCGCAGGTTCTACAATTGATGGAATCTCAAACGTTGTTATTGATGGTGGCAGCTTTACTACAAATGCTGGCGCGAATTTTAGAGTTGTAGGTTTATCAACTGACGTTGATAACTCAGATTATTCTGCAGCAAATGCAGCAATCCAAGTTAAGATTAACTTACACTCACTTAGAGATACAACAGGTATATAGGAGGTTAAACTATGGCTATATCTAGAAGTCAACTCGTTAAAGAGTTAGAGCCGGGTTTAAATGCACTATTTGGCCTGGAGTACGGACGTTATGATGCTGAGCATGCTGAAATATTTGATACAGAAACTTCTGATCGTGCATTCGAAGAAGAGGTAATGTTATCAGGTTTTGGTAACGCTAGAGTTAAAAACGAAGGTGGATCAATTGTCTATGACAATGCGACAGAAACCTTCACAGCACGTTACACACATGAAACAATTGCATTAGGTTTTGCAATCACTGAAGAAGCTGTCGAAGATAATCTTTATGACAGAGTTTCAGCTAGATACACAAAAGCTCTTGCACGTTCCATGGCAAACACAAAGCAGGTAAAAGCTGCAAACGTATTAAACAATGCGTTTGATCCAAACTTTACCGGTGGTGACGGCGTTGAACTTTGCTCTGCAGTACACCCAATCGTAGCAGGAACATTTGCTAATGAATTAGCAGTTGCTGCTGACCTCAACGAAGCTTCATTGGAGCAGTCTTTAATTGACATCGCTGCATTTGTTGACGAGAGAGGTTTACTTATCTCAACACAGGGAAGAAAGCTTATCATTCCATCTGAGTTACAGTTCGTAGCTGAAAGACTAACACAGTCTCAGTTAAGACCTTCAACAGCAGATAATGATATCAATGCCACAAGAAATATGGGCATGATTCCTGAAGGTTATGTTGTAAACCACTACTTAACAGATCCAGATGCATTCTTTATTAAGACTGACATTCCAAATGGATTTAAGTTGTTCCAAAGATCACCAATTAGAACATCTATGGAAGGTGACTTTGATACTGGTAACGTAAGATACAAAGCTAGAGAGAGATACTCATTCGGTTTCTCAGATCCTAGATGTGTATTTGGTTCTCCAGGTGCTGCGTAAGCATTTAATTGAAAACTAATCAAGAAGGGCGGATGTCTTTGACTCCGCCCTTTTTTTATGCCATATTGAAAGTCTAGCAAAATAAATTACACAAACTGAGCTAGCAGACGATATAGAGATTGTGTAATTGAGGTCTATATAACCAAGGAGGTTTTATTATGGCAAATACAACGTTTGACGGACCGGTAAGATCCAAAAATGGTTTTATCAATTTAGGTCCTGATGCAGTTAAAGCGGCTACTTTAGCAACAGATCTAACTGTTGCTGATCACGCAGGAAGACTCTTAACGATGGATCCTGCAGGCACACCAACTGCAATTACATTACCAACAATTAATGCAACTGCTGATTTAGCAAGTGCAGGTCCAGGTAGTGATCCAACTAACCCAAACACAATTGGTACAACTTTTGAGATTCTCTTTACTGATAATTTCACAGGTTCTATTTCAACAGATGGCACAGACAAATTTATCGGTTCAATCATGATTGGTGTAAATGACGGTTCAAAGAAAGCTTTTGTACCTGCAGCATCAAATGATGTTATGAACTTGTTAGGTGAAGCTGGAGCAGGTAACGCTACCAAAGGTGGTTTAAAAGGTTCACGCGTAAAGTTTACAGCAGTTGCTGATAATCTTTATGCAGTAGAGGGTCTTTTAATCGGTGATGGAACAATCGCAACCCCATTCGCAGACGCATAGGAGTAAATCATGATTAATACTAAAGCAGCTCAAAGGTCAAGCACAGGCTTACTTCATACAGGGCCTGCTAGATTGGTATTTATTTATGGTGTTCCTACAGGAACCGCAGGATCTCTTATCTTAAGAGATAGCACAGATGGTTCAGGTGCTATTAAAGTACAACTAGATAGCGTCGGATCTAACAGAACACTTATTGAGGTTCCTCTATCCGATGAGGGTATGAGGTTCAAGAATGGTATTCACGTAACACTTACTAACGTTGCGGGATGTACTGTGTTCTTTGCAGGGTGATGCATTATGATAGATTATCAAGCAAAACATCTTAACGCTACAGGGACAATAACTTCTGCTCCTGCAAGATTGATGTATATCTACGCAACACCAGATAGTAGTCCAGGAACTATTGAGTTAAGAAATAGTTCGGACAATTCAGGTCCTATTCTAGTCACTTTAAACACACCCAATACTACCAACACTAAGGTAAATATTGATCTTCGTGATTTTGGTATGAGGTTTGAAAATGGAATACACTGTACTTTAACTAGCACAGCTAGTATTACTGTGTTCTTCACCGCATAATGGCAGATAAACAACCACCAAAAACAAAAAAATATTTCCGCTCCACTAAGTCTGGGGCGGGAATGACAAAAGCTGGGGTTGCTCG